AGTTGGCATAACTGTTGATGTTAAATGTGGTATTAGAAATTGTGGTGTTACTTAACGCTGTCACAAACTCAAGAGCACTTTCTTTCCAACCCAACACTGCTGATAGTTCACTGCCACGCAGGCCAATTGTACCAATATCCAGTGTAGGTGCTCCGGATACTTGTCCGTCAGCCAATGTGATCAACGGATCTTGAATCAATGTATTAACTGTGTCAACTGAAGTTGTGGTTCCTTGAATTGTAAGGTTGCCTGTGATAGTAAGATCGCTGCCATAGGTCAAACTGTTGGCAAGTTTTTGCGAAGTAATTGAGTAATTTTGCAGTTTGGTATTGGCATTGATACCTACATATACGTTACCTTGTACCGCATCGGTTATCTGATTATTATTAATTCTTGTAACGGCCATAGTATTCTCCGGGTTGGCGTCTTTGTTGCTTATTTGTTGAATCGTTCAACAAACTTAAATTCTTTAGCCACAGAAATACAAGGCTATGATGTATTTACCACGGCCTGGATATTTTGGATAGTACAACGACAATTTACAAAGTGTTTGCTCTGGAGCGAGCATGTTGCTAGTAGACAGCAGTGGTCTATTGATGGATATTGTATTTATTTTACTGCAAAAAATCCAGTGTTTTTACCAAGATTTTTAAAGGAATCTAATGTCTATCACATCACTGGTACTAGGAGCTTCCGAAAACACCAAATTGGCACTAGGGCTAGGAACCATATCATAGGCCTGGCCCGGAACTTGGGTAATACCGTTCAAAATAACCAACACAGCTGCTGTAGTGGTTGAACGATCTAGAGTAAATGTAGTGGCCACACTGTTGCCATACAGGATTTGATTGGTGACTGCTATATTGCTAATGCTTTGGTCTACATAGTATTTGGTGGCGGCATCTTGATTTGCCACTGGATTGGACAAATTATTGATGTTTACGTTGCCGGCATTGATGTTGCCCACAGCAGGAATGAAAATATTACCAACTACTACATTTCCAGTAACCGAAACAGTGCCAATTATAGCAGTGTTACCAACAAAAATATTAGCGTAGGAATTTCCAACGGCACTCACAGTATTACCAAAAATTACATTGGCGCTGGAGATATTTCCGCCCGAAATGTTTATGTTAGCACTGGTAATGTTGCCTGCGACCACTATGGCATTTGAAGTTTGGTCAAATGTAAATCCCGAGCTGGCTCCGGCATTTCCGTTGTTGTTGTAGATAACTTGTGTATTGGATCCCGGTGCCGATAGGTTACCCGATATATTACCAACAAATGTTCCAAAGAAATAATTGCCAGTGACATTGCCCGCAACACTGACATTGCTATTGGTTAATAAATTACCACCTGTAATATTACCTTGAACATTTGCATCACCGGTTATATTGATATTAGCAATGTTGGCCGTGGCATTTACCACCAACAGATTGGCTGTTGTATCAAAGGTAAAATTAGCGTTGGCGCCAAATTGACTGTTGTTGTTAAACTGAATTTCGGTATTGGATCCAGCAGGTTGCTGTAAATCCCACGGTGTTCCATTGGCATACAGCAAATTATCAGTCAGTAAATTTCCAGTGGCTACATTGGCTGATATGTTGAGATTTCCGCCATTGATATTACCAAAGGCGCAAAGTGTCACTGACGATATGACATTGGCACCGGTAATATTTCCAGTGTTGGCTGAGCCTGTAGTGTTAAAATTATTAGCTTGGATGTTACCAAAGACGTCAAGTGCAGATGCAGGGCTATCAGTGTTGATACCAATTTGACTATTGGCAATGTCAATATAAAGAGTTGGGGTAGAGTTTGCTGTATTAACAATGGACAGATCATTGCCGTCTCTTTCAAGAATGCTTGATAATATCTGCCCTTTTACATAATTAACTGCCATAGATTATCCCTGTATCGGGTATTTAGCTGATTAGCTTGAGGTGTGAATCACGTTGATCGGCACAGTATTGGGTGGTGCTGATGTAAATGTAATATCGTATCCGCCGTTGACAGTGTAAGCCGTGGCCGGCTCTTGGTAAATTGACCCCACAAATACTATCACCTGAGTTGCTGTGCTTTCTGCCACACTCATTGTGAATACTGTTTGTACTCCGTTGCCGACAAAATTGTCCACGGTGTATTCAACATCGCCTGAACTCAGAGCCACATATTGGGTGCCGTTAAAAAATTCAACAAATCCAGACGAATCAGTGTTGTAACGTATGAGTCCAAATGCTGGATTTGTTGGACGCTGACTGCTGTCACCTGTGGGAAGTACTACTCCGCTACTGCCGCTTTGCAAGCGACGATTTTTTACAAAATATCCCATTAAATTGTAGTAAAAGAAGTGACCGCGGTCACTGTGTTAGCTGTGGCTATTACCTGTACAAAGTCTCCAGGGCCCAACAATAATTTTTCTCCGGCAGCATAAAGTTGATAGGTATCGCTGCTAGCAAGTGGCAAAGAATACAAAATTTGATTGTTGGTTGTTGCGCTGTTGCCGTTGGGAACTACAAACACGTTGGCAGTTACATTGGCTGGTCCCCAGTTGTTCAAACTGAGCCAGGTAATAGCAGTGTTTCCGCCGCTGGTATAAACTGTATTACCAACTACTGTATTGCTGATTACTTGGGTTGTTATTGTCATTTTTGTTCCTTAAAATATAATTCCGTAAACAATGGCTTTGCCTTTGCTTACCAGTTCATCGTTGGCACTGGTTGAGGTAAAATACAATCCAGTTCCGCCACCGCCAATCACATTGCTGTATACTGCCACAGCATTGGCCACATTGGCCGGTGTAGCGGTGTTGGCAAATGCCTGAAAGCCTGACAAAAACAAACGATTGTTTGTTGTGTTAAAAGTTAAGTTGGCCGTGCCACCAAAACTACTGTTGTCATTGAATTGAAGTTGTGTATTTGCACCGCCGGCGGTAGCCGATCCGGTGGCAATGTTGGCGTAACTAGCTACAGGAACGCCAAGACTATTGACACTACTACTGATCTGCCAGGTATTTGATGTAACATCAAATCGTATGCCGGCAAATGTTGTGGGTCCGGTCTGCATCAATAAACCACCGTCGGTAATAGCACCGGTGTTGTTGGCCGCTACTGTAGTAAATGCTGCCACTGTTGTTGCTGGTACCGTGTAGGTCACATTGCCAGTAAACAATGCTTGGGCATTGACCGTGAAAATACCGTCGCCGTCGTTGCAGGTAAGTGTATAATCGCCGTTGACAGTTTTGTAACTTGTAGTCATTTACAGATCCTTTTTGTTATTTATGCGGTCTACAAAGGTCGATAGATCAAGATGCTCTAAATTTCTAACTGCGTCAAACTGCGCGATGGGTGTGGTTGTGGGGCCTGCTACCCGCACAAACCGGCAATGTTTGTGATCCCCCATGATTTTTATCAGTTGTTTAATCCAATTTCCAGTAAAAGTAGGTGTGGCCGTTATGGGTTTATAAAACTCTGTGCCGGCATACAAATTGTTAATGGTTTTGCTGGCTGTTGGGCCCATGTCAAAGCCCAGCAAATATACAAGTTGATTTTCATCCATGGCTGCTAATGCAGTGGCTATAGGACCAGAGCTGAATCCAAAATATGGTTTGGGCACTGGCTGGGCACCCAAATTGATTATGGGCCTGCGTGTGTGAAATCTGTGCTGGGCACTGTAACCGGTGCGTTGTATGTGTTCGGCTATGGGGCGGTCTGTAGAGACCAGCACATCAGGTGTGTATTCTCTGTACAAAGCATTGCAACCATAAACTTTTCCGTGCTGAGACAATGTTGTTAAATCAATATCTTTTCGGCTAATGCCGTTGCCTAACACAAATGCTTGAGTCATAAAAAAAATCCCCACAGTACTTATTGTGGGGATTTTAGGGTTACAACAAAATTAGCTCTTGTAGTTTTCTACGATTGCCAGATCTAATGCACCTGTTGCTAGTTGCTCTGAACCATTGGTTCCCCAAGTGTCAATTTCTGCACCAGATTTAGCAGTTGTGCCTTCATCACTGAAGAAGTTGTCAGCGTATACCACGTTGTTGACCACTTGATCTGCATCCCACACTTCGCCAGTATTGGCTGCTCCGCCTGTTTCGCCGCCGGCAAAGTTCTGGAGGAACTTGTTGGTAATTTTACTGATAGCAGTTTCTACAGAGTCATTGCTAAAATAGCTGATACTCATGTCGCCAGCCGGAGGTGTTAAATCACT